CTTCTTCAAATGATATATGTTGTATAAACATTTTACCTGGAATAAGTTTAGGATTATGCTTTAATATAATGTACATATAAATACTTAATTGTAAAGCATAATGATTAAAATTACAATCATCTAATGAAGATACAGGAAAACTCATTTTATCTGATATACCTTCCCAATTTTTAAATGATTCTTTTTTAATTTCTTTATTAGTCTTATAATCAATTATATTTACTTTATTATTAACTACTTCTACAAAATCTGATTGACCACATATACCTGCAGACTTAAGATATACCATATGTTCAGGATATACTCCTGTATCTAATTTTTGTGAAGGAGCTAATCTAATACCATTAGTTTCTCCAGATGGTGGAAATATAGGTACTACTATTCCTTCTCTTTCCATAGATGCTAATCCACATATATCAGATTCTCTTTGGTTATGATAGAAAGTACCTAAAGTCATTGCTCTATCTGATTCAGCATTCCATATAGCTTCAATAGCAATGGGATCAATTCCAAACCATTTAGACTTTTTATTTTTAGTTACTTTAGCAGCTATTGCTTTAGTATCAAAAGGTTTTTTAAAATGAGATACTAGTGTAGTAACACTTATCCAATTAATCTTATCAGAGTCATTTATACTCTTATAACTATGATCTGATGCTTGGAATACTATACTCATAACTGTTCAAGTTTATCTTCTTCTTCTACTGTAGCAATAGAATCCCATTTACCAAGAGGACACTCAGATGCAAGAGATCTTGTTTTAAAGTTTAATGAACATCCACATTCATTGCAACATGGTGCTGTACCTTTTACAGCACATTTTTTTCCTTTTTGATCACAGTCATCACAAATAGAAAATCTAAGTCTAGCAATTTCTTCTACTGTTTCATCTCTAATAATACTATTGGTCAGTCCCTCCAGAATCTGTTTCCGATTTTGCCAAATTAATTTTAATGTATTTTTCATCTTTAAAAGTTTTACGTTTTAATAATTCTTCTTCTGCTTTTAAGTGTATTTTATTTAAAAGTTCTAATTTTTCTTCTATACTTTTTTTATTATGATAAGCACCAAATGTTGATGTATCATGATTTTCTAAAACTTTTTTACAATGAGGTATTGCTTTTTTTACTTTTTGTATTTTAATTACAAAATGTCCAAGTCCATCGACATTTATCCTTAAATCATTTAAACTACTCATTTGTTTTCTTAATGTTTTATAGTAGTCATCAATTAAACTTTCTACTAAATCTTGAGAAACCTCAAACTCTTTTGTTATTTCTTTATATAAACTATTTGCTTTCTTTGGTATCATTTCCTAAGAATTTATAATCTAATAAAATAACACCCTCAGTTTGAACTTTTAAATCAGGATTTAATATAATAAGTTTTTTATTAGTTGAATCCTTAAGTACAAGTTTATTTTTCTCAGCTTTGTTTATACTATTTCTAACAGTTTGTGGAGATTTAAAAATCCATCCTTCTTCTGCAGAAGCATCAAGACAAAAATTAGTTAGTTCAATAGGTTGATTAAAACTTAATAAAGTAAGACAATTAAGATCAGATTCACTCATTGTTATATGATTAAGATAACAATGAGTTAAAATCTGAAATTTTACAACATCCCATTTGGGCATTTTTACCCTTTTCTGTACTTGATTAACAAGTGCCATTATCCTTTTTTTAATTTTTTATCTCCAGCTGGTTCTTGTGCTAAAGGTTTTGATATGGATCCTTGTTCTGTATCATCATCATCCTTATCAATATCAAAATCAGATCCTTGAGTTGAAGCCATCATTGATGCATACTGCATCTGCATAGTGGCTCTTCTATATCTTGATTCTTCTACATCAGTAAGTAATTTTTCATACTTAGCTTGTGCTTCAAGATATGGAACAGAGTTTTCATAAAATTGTTTCATTTCATCTCTTCTTGCTTCTAATTCTTCAGGAGATAAATCCTGATTCATTTGTTGGTTTTTCATAATATATTATTTAAAGTTTAAACAAATATACATATAAAGTTTAAATAAAAAACATTTAAACAAAAAATCCAGATAAATTAAATTACCTGGATTCCTGTGCTTAGAGAGGCTTTATCTATTTTTAATTGTAAAGTTTAATATTGTTAGCATATAAAAGTCTCTAGAGATATCTATCTCTAATGTAAGAAAGTCTATAATACCTAATCTTAGTCTTATGGCAAATTTATCCCATTGTTTTCTTGATGTGTTCCAGTTGTTTCTAAATTTCATTATTTCAAAGATTTTAACATTGCTATCATTTTTGGTTGAGGAGATATATCACTCTTATCTTTTCTATAGGAATTATGTGTATACACTCCTCCTGCACCACTTAATGCTTTCCTAGATATATCCCACATTTCTTCTTCTTTGTAAGTTATATCAATATTATATATTTTTTTCCAATATTCTAATAAATTTTTAACAGACTCAATTTGGGCATCTGTATATGCATGATAAAATAAATGTCCTTTATAAGCTTTAGGTAATGTACATACTTCAGATTCTGGAACTTCTCTATTTACATAGTTATAATATTTTGTACCTTTTAATGTTAAAGGTCCCCAGTTGCATATTTCTATTCCAATAGCTAGTTTATCAAGTGATTGATAAGTTATATTTTCAGCAGCAAATATTTCTTGTTTAAGACCCAAATGATAGGCCCAGTATTTAGAACTAAAACCTTGAACTATTTCACCATCATATGAATTAGTAGAATTCTTACCCGATATAGTTACACAAGTAGCAATCCTTCCTCTATCATCACTATTCCAATTTATCATAGTGTTGAGTCCTGATGAATTACCTGCAGTATGGTGTAATACTATTTGTGTCTTCTTAGTTTCAGTTTTAATATACTGAGCTTCAGATAAAGGATATTGTTTAATTTTTGATAGATCTAAACTCATAATACGTCATCTTTAGTTTCTTTGTAAGTACTAGTTATTCTTTTTATAGTTTTTCTAATTTTATTAAAAGAGTTTGATACACTTCTTAGAATATTATTTTTTGATATATCAAACCAATTCTCATTTATAGAAGATACTTCCATTAAACAAAGAATTACTAATAATACATTAGTACATATAGCAGTTGCATTTATTAATACAGTAATATTCCATATTTTTAATATGCTATGAATAAAAGGAGTTAATCCATAATAATCAATTGGAAAGATTGCTACTGTCATTAGTAAGTATCCTGCTGTTTTATATAAATAACCCTGTCTTAATAGTTTTGATTTAAAAACTTCTCTGTAAGTTTTATTAGTTTCTAATGCTATTTTTTTTAAAGAAATTAATTTTACAATAGTATCAATAATAATTGTAATCATTAAAATTAATACAAGCATTTGTATAGGAGCAAAAAAAGATAGCATAGCACTAAAAAAGAAAATTATATTTGTTTTCATAATACTGGAATTTGTGATTTTATTATTCTATACATTATATACAAAATTACTAATATTAACCATATACCACCAAACCAAGCTAAGAAATTTATCCAACTAGGAATGTACTTAATCTTTTCTGGTTTAAGTGTTTTGGTTATGGTATTGGTATGGTATATATCATTACCCTTAATTGTTTTATATATAGTGTCAACTTTAACCTTTGTGTAGTACACATTGTTTTGAAGTTTAGTTTGCAAACTTACTAACTTACCATCCTTGTCTCTAAGGTCACCATTTAGTTTAGATATAACATTACCAAGAGAGTCACAATAAAGTGTATCTAATAGCGTTATTGTTTCTCCAGGAATAGTTATTGTGGTGTCTTTAATTTGTATTACTGTTATAGTACTATCTTTTTGAACACATAATGGACAATATTTAGCAAGTCTTTTTTCAAGAGAACATGAAGATAAAAGCAAAAGTAAAATAACTAAATATTTCATTTCTTATCTTATAATATATAAGTAATTAAGAAGTCAGTTCCTGTTGCATCATAAGGCAAACCTACTATAGTATTATTTACTCCTGGATCAAAATTAATTGTTACTCCAGCTGGTAAAGGTAGTCCATTTACAGTTCCTGCTGCAGCTCCTACATTTGCTATAGAAAATCCATATGTACCATCTGGTACTGAACCTGGAAGAGTATCATATGCAACTACTGAAGTTCGTAATTCTGGTGGACAACAAACTCCATGATTTAAAGCATCAATAATACCTTGAAGACCTTTTAGCATTTGCAATTGCCACGGGAAGTTATTTCCTTTTTGACCGTCTGTTTTTAAATT